TCAAGCAGTCACCTAAATACTAAGGCCGATGCCAATAGATAAGCTAACCCCTCGTTACCTAAACAAGGACGACGACTTCTTGGTTGTGAAGTCAGTCGAGATGATTGATGCAATCAACGTACACGTTGGCGACAACGACGAGGGCAATGCTGACGTTCTCAAGAACAGTCGTGGCAATTCTCAGATTCCATTCGCTAGCGGTTCAGAGTTACCAATCTCTGGTACTCACCTCGTGGTAGGTTCTGGCCTCAACGTAGAGAAGAGTGAGATTCTATTCGCTGTTTACAATTCAGCCGGAAGCCACAGCATCTATCACTACTCTACTCAGTCCAACCAGCTCAAGCTTGTTTACCGTGATTCAGTACTCGGTTTCACTGCCTCTAGCTTCGTTAAGTTCGACTTCATCGTAAAGGAGAATGGAGACACACTAGCTTACTTCACTGACGGAGTAACAGACCCTAAGAAGATAAATGTAACTAAGGCACTGCTCGGTACTGGATACCCATACAAGTTATCTGGAGGATACAACTACACGGATGACGAGAAGCTTGTCTGCATCACGACCGCTAAGCAGCCCCCATTAGACTCTCCGACGTTATCGTTCACCAACGTAGCTAACCAAGACAACTTCGTCTATGACGAGTACTTCCAGTTCGCTTACCAATATGTCTACGAAGACGGTGAAGTATCTGCCCTGTCTCCTTACAGCGAGATTGGAGTGAACGTATATCAGTTGCTGGATGGCTACATCACTGAATCGGCTAAGGATTTGTTCAACGCAATCAACGTAACAGTTAAGCATAGCCGTGCGGATGTATCTAAGATTAGACTGCTTGCAAAGTCAGCTGACACTCTTGGGTTCTTTGTTGCAGATGAAATCGCAAACAACAGAGCTTCAACTACGTCAGTAATTACGTTCACCAACAGTAAACTTCGCTCATACATCTCATCGATTGAGCAGAACAAGATGTACGACAACGTACCTCAGAAGGCGAACGCACAGGCTATCTCCGGTAACAGATTGATGTTCGGTGGATATACTGAGTTCTACAACGGAGTATCTACTAATGTCTCGATTACTGAGATTAACAATCCAGAAGGTCAGAGTAAGTACATCAGTGTAAACCCCACGACCGGGTCTATAAAGTACTACAACCCGTCCGGAAGTGTAATAACCTCTAAGTTCAACCTAGTCGCTGGAGACACTATCGATAGCACTTCGTTCGACAGCCAAGTAATTCTAGACTTTCAGGTGTATGCGAATGTGTCGATACTTCCCGGAAGCTCTGGCGCCATCGACTTTACTGCCACTGAGGCAACTACTGACCTAACTCTTGGTGAGATTGCACTGAATATCTCCAAGCAGTTCACGCTGCCTGCGTACGATAGCCTTACCAGCGGTAGCCCAGACGTTTACGCAAGATTCATCAGCAACATCTCGGGTAACTATGTTATCCCAATCACCGAAGCTCAGGCTACACTTCAACCTTCTGGGTGGACTCACAACTTCAAAGGAACTGCCACTGTAAACATCTCCCTCGATGCAGTAAACTACGGCTCAACTCAGATTTCGTTCTTGGTTAAGATTGTGGCTGTATCACTCGAGAGTACTAGCGGATTCGACTCATCTACTGGGGCCCCTATGGACTCTTCAGAGTTTCTGTCTATCACTCTGAATCCTACTCTATTAGCCAACTCATACTCAACTCAGTTCATAGGTTTTAGAACGTACAAGAACTACAACTCTAGACAGAACTATACTGCATCTAATCGTTCATTTAAGTCTGGTCAGACTCACAAGTTCGGTGTGGTTTACTATGACAAGTTCAACAGAAGTGGAGCAGTTAACGAGATAGGTGCAAAGGACGTATCGTGGTACTCAGAGAGAAACACCGACGGAAGAGGTCCTACTTCGTTTCAGTTCAGAGTAAAGCATAACGCTCCATCGTGGGCCTCTAAGTGGCAACTTGTATACTCTCCGTTTACTTCGTACAACTACTCACTTCAGTACACCGTAGGTGAGGCGTTTGCCAACGATAAAGATGACACTATATACGTGTCTATGAGTACCCTTGAGGGTAAGACTTACTCATACATTGACGCTAAGAATGCTAAGGTTGAGTATGTGTTCGCCGAGGGGGATAAAGTTCGTCTAGTCAAATACGAGAACGGAACTCTACCCAACGGAGACCCAGTGTATATCGATTATACTTTTGATGTGCTTGGATATGAGTACTTCGATGCAACTGATTCTCCAGTGTCTTCATCAATTACTCCAGCCGACAGAAGAATCGGATGGTTCCTGAAGCTTAGAGAGAACCCTGACGCATCTGGATTTACTAAGACAGAGGTAATCGCTGACACCGACCTTTGGAATAAGAACACTGAGATTGAAATCTACAGACCAATCAAGCAGACTGATGTAAACATCTACAGAGAGATTTCTGAGGTTTATGATGTGGTTAATGCTTCCGGAACATACAGACACAAGGGAGAGAGAGACTACTCTTACACGTGGACCTCTGGACCTTCTAACATTTCTGTATCCAACGGATTTGCCACAACCAATCTTGACATCAAGGCTGGTGATGCACTAGTTATTAGCACAACAATTCTAGGTATACCAACCTCATACGAGGTTAGAGTGTCTACCGTTAAGCGTTCTGGTACTAGTACTATATTCTCAGTTACGGACGCTAACAGGGTAGGGCTTATTGGCGTTGAGGTTCCACCTAACGGAAGCTATTCGCTCGCCAACATTACGAATCTATCTGACGCTGTAATTGAGACGTTTAACGGTGATGCATACTACCGATTGCGTAAGATGAATGTAGTAACCAACTACTCATCTACTCCTCTGATTACAACCGTTTTCGAGGATACGTTCGTGGAGGATAACTCAATCACGGATTACGCTGACTCTAAGTTCACCAGTGTAGGTCGACCGAATGCACCTGCCCCAACTGCTGGACAGGTATATAGGAAGGCAACTATTACGTACTCAGAACCTTACGTTCTTGACTCGCAGGTGTTGTCACTATCATCATTCAATCTTAGTCAGGCAAACTTTGTTGACTTCTCACCAGTATACGGGGCTATTCAGTACATCGTAGATGGAGGAGACTCAATTACTATTCTTCAGGAACGTAAGTGTTCAGTTGCACCAATCAACAGAAACCTCATCGAGTACATCAGTGGAGGTGCAGGAGTTACCGTATCAACCAACTTCATCGGAAGCCAAAGCTTCTACGCTGGAGATTATGGAGTTGGGAAGCACCCAGAGTCTGTAGTAAACAACTTTGGTAGAGTTTACTTCGCCGATGCTAACACTGGTAAAGTGATTAGACTCGGTCCCGACGGAATCACTCCGATTAGCGAAGAGGGTGTTGACACATACATTCAGGGTAAATTTGGAAGTGCTGTTAAGCTCGGTGATTCAAACTTTAAGTTTGTTGCTGTATTTGACCCAGAGCGTTCCGAATACATCCTATCATTCCAGAAAAGACTTGGTGGTGGTTCATACACCGATGAAACAATCGCATTCGATACTAAGTCCGGAGTATGGAGAACTAGATACTCATTCACGCCTGAGTCTGGAGTTTACGTTGACAACGTAATGATTACCTTCAAGAATGGAGCGGCTTGGGAGCACACTGATGCGTCAACTAGAAACACGTTCTACGGAGTATTCACTGCCAGTATGTTGAAGGTTGTATCAGCACAGAACAACTCTATGGTTAAGACTTTCGAAGCAGTTAGTGTAGAGGGCAATCAGCCTTGGTCGTTCTCTGTTGAGACAAGAGACCAATCAACTGTTACTATATCTAGTATGGACAAGCGTGAGGGTATGTACTATTCATCTATCCCAACTGCTACATCATCTACTTCGAACATAGTCCCTCTCGGGGTTGTAACGGCAGTTAATGCAATCACTGGTGGATTCACGTTCACTATGCAGAATAACATCGCCAATCTACCGTTCCCTCTGAATGGAGCTGTCAAAGTTGTTTCTGGTGGAGTTTTTGCAAACACTGACTTAACTATATCACAAGTAACATCTAGAAACACGATGACTGTTTTAGGTACTAGTACTGTGTCGGTGGGTCAAATAATTGCCGTAACGTCCAACTCCGCTGTTGATGGAGATAAGATGCGTGGCCCTTACGCGGTGTTCACATTCACAAATGGACTGTCTTCGGCAGTCGAAACTTACGCATTCAACGCGGTATTCAACCGCTCGATGCTTCACAACGAATTAGTTAACTAATAGGTATCTTTGTATTATGAAGTCCAAGAAGTCAAATAAGAAGATTTACGCAGTCGGTGGAGCCGCCATCGCTGGGGCAGCCCTTCAGGGTGCTGCTGGTATTGGCCAAATGATTTACGGTATTGCCGCAAACAAAAAGGCCAATAAAGAGCTAGAGCGAGTTAAAGCGTCGGCACCATCACTCGACACTCCATCTGAATACTTTAAGGCTTACAAAGAGTCTTACGACCAAAACATTATGAACCGTCAGATGGAGAACGTGAATCGTGCTCTAGCTGGTGGAACTCAAGCTCTTGGCGCGGCAGGTGGGCGTGCACTGCTTGGCGGTCTCGGAGCCCTTACTGAGGGTGCGGCTCAACAGCAGCAGAGTATGGCTGATATGCAACAGCAGCGTCAAACCGCAGCGCTATCTCAGCTTGCTGGCGCTCAGGAAGCAACTATGGGTCGCAAAGAGGGAAGATACCAGCAGGAGCTTGGCTTCGCTCAAGCTGCTAAGGAGGCGGCTGTGCAAAACATCGCTGGAGGCATTAGTGCGCTAGGTAGTGCTGGTATGTCATTAGCTGGTGCTAAATTAGGTGGTGACAAAACCACTCCAACCCCTTCAACCCCTATCAATGCTAAAGGCGGAAAGATTGAGAAGACCCCGGGTAAGTTCTCTCACAAAGAGAATCCTATCGATATTATGAAGGACGGAGCCAAGATTGGCGAGATGACTGGTGGAGAATACATCTTCAACCCTACTCAGATGTCTAACATCAAGAAGTTTACAAGCGCAGGAGATAAAGAGAAACTTCACGCATACGTGAAGAGTTTAATTAAGAAGTTCGAGAAGTAATGGCTCTAAGCACTACAGTATTCAAAGTACCCGAATGGGCGGCTCAAGGAGCCGCAATGGAAGCCCAAGCTGCCGAGAAGCGTAAGCAGGAGGCAGAGAAGCGGCAGAAGTTGACGGAGGCTATGGGTATTGACAAACAGTTCGTCGAGAACCAATACAAGCTTGCTGGTAAGTACAAGGATGCTACACAAGCATCGTACAACGCTTGGAAGGAGTCTGCCATTGAATTTGAGACGAGTGGCTCTCAGGAAGCTAAGGCCAAGATGGAGGCAACCAGAGCTCAGTTTAATCAAGCCTTAGGAATAGGTCTTAGTGTGTCAGCAACTGCCACAGATGAGATTAACAGAATGAACGCATCTAAGGGTGTGGGATACTTAGATACACCAGATATTGCTAAGCAGAAGTATTCTGAATTTACTAGCGGACGTATGGAGACTAAGATTGAGAACGGTATCGTTATGGTTAAGGAGCCAGACGGGGCTATGGTTCCATTGTCTCAATCAGTTTATTTTAAGCAAGAGCAGAACCCATACAACTCGTTCTCCCTAGACAAAGTTGACCCGAACATCAAGTTTGTCGACCCAGTAGCAGTAGCACAGCAAGACGCCAAGAATATCTACACGTTAGCTGGTGTCCGTATTGATGGTGCCAATGGCACTACATATAACGAGAATGTTGCCGTAGAGAAGGGCGTAGCACAACTCAAAATGCGCTATGAGTCCGACCCAGAAATCAAGCGTATGATTGCTACTCGTTGGTATGCACAAACTAACAACCTTGACAAGAATAGATTGGGATTCGCTGATGCTGCCGAAATCGAGCGCAGAATGAAAGAAGAGCCCGCATTTATGGAGGCCGCACTTCAGGATTTTGAGAAAACATACTCAGAGGCCATTAAGTCTCAGCGTCCATCTGCTCAGGTCACTGGAGGCGGCGGCGGCGGTGGCGGAAAATCCAAGCCTACAAAAGCAGAGCTCGAGGTTGCTGGGGTAATTAGAACGTCAAAGATTGAGACAGTTACCGACAAGATAACTGGCAAGCAGAGAAAGGCTGCGACCTTCGCTTTATCTAATAATCCTATAAAAATAACAGGAGAAGACGATTTGTATTTAACTGATTTATCTATTGCGCCCAATGGAACAATAGTTAGTTACAAAATCATAAAAGCGACTGGACCATTAGATATGGCCGAAACAAAGAAGGAGTCATATACTGGAACGATAAATGGTGAGCAAAGGCGTGGGATTGAGTCTGAGTTGATATCTAGAGGTATGTATGACAATATGAGGTCTATTGCTTCTAACATTGCAGTTCCAAACTCGTCTGGCCTGAAGGGCGACCTCGGCGTGGAATAGTTTAGTATATTTGCATATCGCAGATATACAATGCTATGAACGAAGAACTTAAGGCAATTCTTGAGAAGGCCTACGCCAGTGGGAAGTCAATTGACGAGGTCTCTGCCGCAATGAAAAAGAATGGTTACGCCGACGACGATATTGCGTTAGCGGCTAACTTCTACGGCAGTAAAAAAAAAAGACCTTCCGGTTCGGAATCACAATCCACGCAGGCTCAAGGGCCTTCTTCTTCGGATTCTCAGAAAACTAATCAACTTGGTCAGCAAGTAACTTGGGGCCCTACTGGATTCCGTCAGGCTCAAGGTGTTGGTTTTCAGGGAGCTCAAGACCCAAAGGAGGAAACTAAAAACGTAAGACGAGACTGGCTTACAACTCAAAGAGCAGAAGCTGGTACTGAATTGGCAATGAAGTTGTCATCAGTCAAAACAGCTGAAGACTTTGAAAAGATACGTCCAGAGCTTGAAAAAACATACGTAGCATATAAGGAGTTGGATGAGGATAATCTCGCTCCCACGTCTCTATTCAATGAAAACGGTTCAATAAACCCAGCTGCTGTGTCTTCTATAGATGCAGATATGAAGTCTCAAATCGAACTGTTTGCTAAAGAGCAGAAGAAAATCGCTGAAGAAAGTAGTTTCCTAAGTAGAGGATTCAACTCTCTTATTTCGGGAGTTACTGGATTTGTAGATATGGCAGCTAGAGTTCCATACTACTTAGTCGGCGCTGATGCAGATAAGTTCTTGGAAGGAAACATTTTTCAGAGAGCAAGTACAGATGCAGCTAAACTTGTATCGATACAAACGTATGCATCTAGATTTAATCTTGGATACACAGATGAACAGATAGAGAAGGGCTCATTAGGTATGGCTCTTGAGGGGGACCTCACTCTGCTTGGTATGGATATGCTTGACCAGAGTATGAATCTAGCTGCTGGAGTTATAGCTGGCCCCGCCGCACTTGGTGTTATTTCTTCAGGTAGCGCGTTTAACGAGGTAGTAAATGACGACAGGTATAATGACATAGAGAAGGTAATATACGCTACAGGAGTAGGTCTTGCTGAGTATGCAACTGAGAAACTGTTTGCATCTGATATTAAAGCAGTTCGTGCAATCTTTGGCACAGCTGAAGACGTGGCTAAAATGCCAAAGAAAGAGTTTGGTGATATGCTGTTCGGTAAATTACCACAGATAGCTAGACAGCCTTTAGAGGAGGGACTTGAAGAAGGTATTGTTGGTGTAACTCAAGAAGTATTACAGAAAGTACTTGCTGGAGACAAGGTTGACTATATGAATATTGCTGAGTCTGTATTCGTTGGTGCGGCTATGGGTGGTGGAGTCGGCGGTCTTCAATATGTAGCAACCAAAGGTCCATCTGCAATGCTTCGTACCCCAATATTTGGCGACAGAGTTGAGGTTCGTAATAAGATTCAAGAAATCCAAAATATCAAAAATGACCCTAGTGTATCTGTAGAAGAAAAGAAGTTGCTAGAGCCGAGGCTGGAAGAGTTTAGGAAAAAAGAAAAGAAAATGCAGCAGGATGCAGAGGCATTCTATTCTAACTACTCGGCAGAGGACCTTACGAAAACAATAAAACTTGACCAGACCATCTCTAATGGGATGAAGAACTACAGTAAGCTCACTAGCTCTGAGGCTAAGGCTCAGTTAGTTTCGGACATTAAGAATGCTCTAGCAGAGAAAGCCAAAATCGAACAGAAGTATGATAGCCAAGCGCAACAACAAGTATCAAGTCCTATCCAAGCAGGGCAAGCCACTCAGCAAGCCCAACCTATCGAAGGAGCAGGCGCTCAAACGACTCAGGCAGGTGGAGTTCTTCAAACACCTCAAGAAGTAACGCAAGCAGTTGAGCAGGAGTTAGGTCCTAAGGTTCGTAGCCTCAAGATTAACCAATCAACTGCTGGCAATGCTATTGACTGGCTGTCTAACTACGTAAACGAAAAGGCAGACGACTTCTTCGCATTATCTGGTACAACCAAGCAGGACGTTCTGTCTGGCGTTCAGTCTATCCAGAACGTGATTGATTCACTGTCCAAGTCTGGTAGAGATGTACGTGTAGTATCCCATACTAACGCTGAGTCATTTAAGAAGGCATCTGGAGACAACGTGCTTGCTAGAGGTATGCACGTCAAAGAAGAAGGTGGCATTAGCGAGATTCACTTGTTCGTACCAGCCATCGCTTCAAACACTGTTTACCACGAAGCAGTCCACGAAGTAGCACCAGATATACTCGGAGTAGAAGGGACCAAGAAGTTAGCTAAGACGCTTCGTAGTGCTATACTCAAAGACAAGGCGCTTACCCAGTATATGGGTAACTTCATTGAGAAGTATCAAGCTATGGGTGCTTCTGAGGCAGAACTAGACGATGAGTTTGTTACTGAGCTGTCATCACTCATTGCGTCAAATCAGATTGACATTGAGGTTAAGCGCTCGCTCGCCACTAAGTTCCTTGAGATAATCAATAAGTTTCTCGGCACTAAGTTCAATGTAGCCCCCACTAGCGCCCAACTGATTGATGCTATGCGTTCAATCTCTAACTCGCTTGGCGGTGGTGTAGCAGTTAACGTGGAAGACCTAGAGCTCGGCTCTGTAATAGCACGAGGCGTATACGATGGAGGACCCACAAATAAGAAGCAGCAGTTCACGCCTGTAGATATCTCGTTCAATGATGAAATGCCTAAGAACGTAGAGGTTGTCGATGTTAAAGACAAACTATCTATGGACTCTGTCCTTGAGCGTTCAGGCGGTGCATTCGTAATCATCAACTCAGACGGAACAGCCATCCGTCACGCGGCTGACGGTCAAGATGTTTACGGAGGTTTTGGATACTCATTTATCAAGCAGAACATTGACGATAAAATTGGCTTCGCTGCATCGGCGGATAACAAGGTTACTGAGCTCGGTGACCTTATCAAGCGTGTAGCCGAAGAGCGAGATGCTTCTAATCCAGAACACGTTGGAAAGCCAGTATCTGTATTCGTTATGATTCAATCTCCGGGTGCTGCCTTTGGTAACGCATACGGGGCTAAGTTCTTTGCTGATGGAATCTCTAAGGCTATTGAGTCTGGAGATATTTCTCAGTCAGAATTCAAGAGCTCGCTTAACGACTTCGTTGAGAAGGAAGTGGCCAAGCTTGAGAAGAACATCGCCAGCAAGGAAGGCAAAAGCGATTACGAGAAAAACAAGGCCATCAGACAAGCTACAATCAAAAAGATTAGAATGCTTTCTGAAGCTGTTCAAAGCAGTGACTTCACGACTAAAGAAGGACACGATGCGCTACAGCGCTTGGTTTCTTCAAACGATAAGATGGACTTCAAGACTCGTCGTGATTTCCTTGAGAATTTCATCCCGGGAGTACAGGCGGTATCTGGTCCGGGCGCAGCTGCTAAAAATGCACTACTTAGAGCTGGATTCAATAATAAGGCGTTCTTTAGCGAGTACTTAGATAAGAATATCGTTGACAACCTTAAGGGTGACGGAGACAGTGGGTACTCATTGAGTGGGTTCTTTGTGAATGACCCGTATATGGGCGCACAAGAATACCTGTCTAAGAGTAAGGATGGTAAATTCGTACACCCGCAGTTCAACAGTAAGTTCCACGGTGAGGACCCATTCTTACTTGATGGTAAATATTACGTAGATAAGATATTTTCAGAGCAACAGTTTGTTTCTGCCTCGGGTAGCCCTACGTCTGTTGCCACATCTGTTGCTGGCTCTATGTATGTGAGTTCTGCTAAGTCTAAAAAGAGTACTAGAACCAAAGAAGAGCAAGCTCAAGCCATTACTGAGGTTAGACGTAAAGCTAAGGTTGCTAACAGCCTTAGGGCGTTCTCAATCAGTGCCGCGCCATATGTTGAGACTAAGATTACAAACGTAGATGAAGCTAAGGCCGCATTTAAGAGTGATGAAGCATACGTGGCCCTAAAGAAAGAGCAGACTAGAATCGTAGATGCTTTCGACCCTAACCTCGCTGAGACAATCAAGCAGTACGATAACATCGGTGGATACAGAAACTTCGAAACAGGTAGAGTTACCGTAGAGACTTCAAGTCGAATTGAAGCTTCTATCTCTATGGATGATGCTGAACTGATTGCGGCACTTAACGGGGCATTGGCTAAAGAGATTCAAAACTCAGCACTCATCTCAAGAGTAGACGAGAAAGGAACTGGTCTTCTCACTGAAATCAACCTTGAGACTAAGGCTCAGAAGTCACTACTCGACAAGATTGACGAGATGGGTCTCAACGCTGGATTCTCGTACACCATCGAGTCAGGAAAGAACAGAATATCATTCGCTTGGAATACTCAAATAGAATCTTGGGGACTTTCTCTTGATGAATACTTGGAAAACATAAGCAAGTTCTTTAACTTCGTAAAAGAAAACAATCTAACTAAAGATGCAGAACTCACAACCCAACAAGCCGACGTCAGATTCATCCAAGAGTCTGACTATGGACGAATTATTGGCGAAGCACGGAATTCGCAACGCTACAAAGGAAAATCTTGGGAAAACCTACATCGACTTCTTTCCGAAGCCGAAGAAAAAATAAGCAACAAAGCCAAGCTTAAGGAGAAATATCAGCTTGTAGACAAGTCTAACCTTAACTCCTTCAATGCGTTTAACGCAATCTATAACTCGCTACAGAACGAGCCAAAGAAGAATATGCGCTTCTTGCTCGAGTACACTGATGTAGTAAAGAATGACTCAGACGCAAGCTCTGGTAGATACTTAAAGTTTAAAGGTGGAGACGCAGACAAGGAGATTGCTAGAACATTTGAGGTTCGATTCGCTGACCACACCAAGAAGAAAGGTAGCGAGGATGCAAAACTGTTTACTGACGATGGATATAAGGTAGATAGAGTCCACAAGATTCACTACTTGAACGCTTGGAGTCCAGAAACATTCAAAAAGGTAGTAGAGACTCTTCGCAACTTCGGATTCACGATTACTCCAGAGGCTATGCAGAAAGGTATGAGCCGCCTGCAAGCTGGAGGCAACGAGTACGATTACCTAAAGAGTGTATCTGATTATACTAATGGAAGACTCGTGCCTCGCATCTCTGAGGATGAGTTTGTTAACCTAATGTCTCAGCTCGGAGTATCTGACTACTCAGCTAGAGAAGTATACAATGACTTCTTGGACGGCAGTATGGGACCCAAGAGAGTTGCTGCCGCAAACATTGACAACATCTACAAGCAGTTCGAGGACAGGGTTTACGAAGAGCCTTGGTACAAGAGCGTATTCAATGTAAGAAAGCTTCGCAATGCACTGTTTGATAGGCAGTCTAACATCAAGCGTGAGCTTCTGAACGCAAGAGTTGACGGAGCCTATGATTTTCTTGTGAACAAGGCTGGAGCAAGTGCTCGTGCAAAGTATTCTGTAAACAAAGCCGATAGAAAGATTTTCGGAGGACTATCTGAGGATGCCGTTAAGGCTCTCAATAAGATTGTATTCCTTCGTCGTGTAATCGAGGTTGACCAGTCGTTTGACGACAGGAGAGCTAGTATTACCGAGCAGTTGGCTCAGGCTAAGGTCGATATGGACTATGCCTCATCTAGAGTGGCATCGCTAGCTAGCAACGTAAACGTAGAGAAGAAGAATAAGCTTAAGGCTGAACTCGAGAAAGCAACTGCTGAATTCGAGAGACTTCAAGGTTTGCTTGCTGAAACGAATCGTCCTCGCCACACTCAGGATAGAAAGAACAATTCATACATCGACAAAGAGGGAGCGATTGCAGAACTTAGCAGACTATCTAGAGAAGTTGCAAACTTCGAGGAGCTTAACAAGCGTGCTGATGCATACTTCGCTGAGTTTAGAAGCATCCTTGACGACGTATACAAGAATGGTCTCATCACTAAAGAGTTGTACGACAAGATTAAAGACTTTGACTACTCTCCACGTGTGTTCCTGAACCACGCATTTGACTTCGGTGATAACGATGTATCAGTACGTGATTACGGATTGAGTGGAGACCAAGTTAAGGCCATCAGAGAAGGTAGTGCTGACGATACGATTATGGACTCTAGATTCTTGCTTGCTGCATACGCTGCCTCAGCATCGTCTAGAATCCTAAAGAACCGAGCAAATAAGGCGTTGTTTAAGGCTGCCCTAGATAACACAAATAGGGAGTGGGTGAAACCGCAAGACCCTAGCGGTGATGCGTCAACTGGTTTTGAGACTGTATATTTCTACGAGAATGGCGCGCAGTCCAAGTTCCAGCTTCGTACTGACCTTAAGCGTGAGTGGGATGGAGCCAACAGACTCTTAGAGTTTGGACCTAAGACAACTAAGGCAATCAGTTACATCACTGGTTCTGCACTGTTGAAGCTATTGGCTACACGTGCCAACCCATTGTTCATTGTGAGGAACTTACCTCGTGACTTCGGACACATCTTGTTCTTCACTGATGTTTACGATAATCAGAATATCTACTTTGGTTCGTACAACCTTATGAGGGATTTCCTTAAGGGAGTTAAGTCGTTTAAGGCTGACGACAAGTACTTCCAAGAATATATGGAGATGGGTGGCGGTATGGACTTCCTATCAACTGATGGCCGTCCGGGTTCACTCCGAGCAGACAAGGGCAAGCTGGATAAGTTCGTAGACAGACTGTCTAGTATAGGTGAGATTTCCGAAGTTGGATTCCGTGTAGCTGTATACAAGAAATTCAGAGACGACGCAGCAGCTGAGTTTGAAAGCAAGTACGGTCAGGAGCCTACTGGTGACGACCTAGAACTAATCAAGGCTAAGGCAGTAAACAAAGCTCGTTCTATCATTGACTTCGCTCAAGGAGGTAACCTTACTAAGGGACTTGAGGTATTCAAGCCATACATCAACTCTGCCTTCCAAGGCTTCAGAGTATCTGCTGACTACATTAGAGCCAACCCAAAAAAGTTTGCTTCTAAGTTCTTGCAGGCTCAGGCTGGTATGATGATACTTGCTATGGTTAATGCTCTCGTAGGTGATGACGATATGGATGAAATTCCAGATGAAGTTAAGCTTCGCTACTTCATTATTATGCTTCCAACCAAGTACACTGACGAGAAGGGCAAAGAGAGAAGGGCATACATAAAGATTGCTAAGCCACAACAGATGGTCCCATTCTTCGCACTGATGGACATTATGAATGGTTATGCTCTTGCATCTATTACGGGTAACGATAAGTATTCTCCGTCTGATGACTTGCTTGGTTATGCGTTAAACTCTGTTAAGAGTGCTATGCCTACTGGAGCATCACTGTCTGAGATTACATCATCAGTCCCATCTATCAGTATGGCGCTGACCTATCTAACCAACTACGACCTATTCAGGGACCGTGCTGTCACTATGGACTTCAACGAGATTCTACCTATGGACGAGGGCATCAATGACCCCAATGTAGAGAGATTCTACAAAGTTATCGGAAAGGTTACTGGGGAGCTTCAAGAGTTAACCACTGGAGAGAAGAGCGGTGTATCACCTGCTCGACTTAAGGCGTCAGTTGAGAAAGTTATAACTAGCCCAAGCTCGTCGTTAGTTGTTGGTGCTACATACGGACTGCTAGATATTATTACATCAGTTGTGCCACTCGACAATGATATGTCTGCCGCAGAAAGCAAGTCAGCCGCATCTAAAGTCGTAGCTGCTCTTGGAAAAAATGGAATGTCGGTAAGTAAATCCCTATGGGGTGAGACAAACCCAGACTGGAAGGTATACAATCAAAAGGAAGACCTTATGCGTATCGACCAAGAGTCAGGAAGTAAGCGTATGAAAATTAGAGACTCAGCTCAGGAACTTGGTCTAGATTACATCAAAGCTGAAACTGAAGCTGATAAAAAGGATATCCTTAATAAGGCTAAGCTTCAAGTGGAAGAAGTTAAGAAGTCCAATGTTGTTGACGCAATGTACTATAGAGATTCGTTCTTAACTGCTGCCAAGAAGCGTTCAGCGTCTCAAAATACTAATGAGATTATATACTCAAAAGATGAAGAAGCTAGAGCGAAAAAAGTTTACTTGCTTTACGGAGATATGAGCGATGATGAGCTACTAGACCTTAGAAAACAAATCTATCAAGAGTCTGGATACAGTTTCTCTGCTAAGTTCAAGTACGAGTACGACAGATTAAGAAAGAAGTAAAATTCGTAAATTTGCTTATGTTCAATAAGTTATGTTTGATTTGTCTATCAGTCCTTTTGCTCAGTGGATGCTCAGCAGGATGGCATCTAAAGAAAGCGGTCCAGAAAGACCCTTCGATTTTGAAGCCCACGGTTGTTACGATATGGGATACGATTGTGACTCCACCAGTATATCTGGTTGACACAGTAAGCGTCCCAGAGGCAGGAGATTCGTCTGTGATAGACAACGACACTGTGCGTGTCGTAATCACAAAATTCCAAGACAAGATTATCGTAAAAACGAAAGTCAAGGAAATTGAAGTCCCAAGAGAGGTGCAGGTAGACTGCCCTCCTCAGTTTGTCGAGAAGAGCGTTGGTATGGCGGACAAAGTAAAGAATTATTTACTTGTGTTCTTAGCTTCGGCGCTTGTTATAATGATGTTCATATACAGATTCACCAAATAGATGGCAAAACTAAAAGCGCAAACTGCTGCTGTATTCCAAGCAAAGCCAAAGAGAAAGCGTCCCGGAGTACACGCCAAAACTAAAAACTCACAACTCAAATCTTCTAAGTTATACAAGAAGTTGAGTCGTGGGCAGGGTTAGGCCCAAACACGAAGAGCCCCACTATGAGGGGCCTATTCGGTACTGCTCAATAAGACCTACTGAGTGTCGCTACAATTGCTTAGGAACCTGTAATGAAAGAGACAACTCGCTCCCAAAAGGTAGGTGAGTTCACCTCTTCTTCAAACTCTTGCTTGCGCTTCTTTCTCCACTGACGAGAGAACTCCGCGTAGCAGAATTTGCAGGTAGAGTGGCGTAAGCCTTCTTCTTTGTTCTTCCAAGCGAAGAACTCATTGCGTCGTTCTTGCTTACACTTATTGCACGTCTTCATAATCAACTATTCTACAGTTGTTTACAAAGATAGTAAGCGTAGTCGACATATGCAATAGCATCCCCATCAGGAGTCGAACCTGAAACCTACGCATTAGAAGTGCGTTGCTCTGTCCAGTTGAGCTATGGGGACATACTCGTCTTTCCGAGTAGTCAGTCTTTGCTATCCTTAACTGTAAATACTCTTTATGGGCTTAAATTGAAACAGTGTTGCCCTACGAGGGAGGATAGCCCATTACTTCGAAGACATCCGAAGCTTATGAACATTCAATTAGCCCACTATTTATCGTACTGCTCGTACTCAGGGTAGTGTTCCCCAGTGTTTCCGTTCTGACCGATGATGTCGATACGCTTATTTAGCGCCTCCTCTTCTTCGGCCCAATCCAGTTCACGAGCGTGATTACTACAAGGTCTAGCCATCGCAACTCAAACAGTCAGGATTCATAGCTTGCACTGCAATATCTCCACGAAGAACTGACTCTGTACGCATATAGTACAAGGTCTTGATTCCTTGATTCCACGCCTCCATATGGACTTGGTTAATCCACTTTGGTGTAGCCTCTGTGGGGAATGCTAGATTCAAAGACACAGACTGGTCGATGTACTGCTGACGAATGCCAGCTTGATACACTAGGTCCAACTGATTGATTTCCTTGAACGTCTTGTACACATCCTTAACAGTTACGCTGTCAATCATAGGGTCTAGGTCCTCTTGAGACACAAGCTTACCCTTCTGATAAAACCAACCGTCGAGTCCACTGATGTTCTGAACTGAACCACCATCGGCTAGAATCTGGTCCCAAGTCTCCTTGTTGTTGATTCCAACTCGACGAAGTACCCTCTCAAGTGTTGGGTTCTTACGAATGAATGTACCCTTAGCGGATTGCTCGGTGAATACGTTAGCAGCCCACGGTTCGATTCCTGCGCTCACGTTTCCGCTAAGCTTAGAATTAGAAACAGTTGGGGCGATAGCTCGAAGGTGCGTGTTACGCATACCGAATCCACGACACCATAATGGCTCCCCGAACAGCTTGGCCATATCACGGCTAGCACGCTCAGACTCCATCTTAATGTGCGAGAAGATTCTGCGTGTCTCAATCTGAGACTGCAATCCTTCGAATGGGATTCCACGTTGCTGCAAGTAAGTATGCCATCCGAGTACGCCCAGACCAAGTGCCCGTCCCTTTTCAGCGGAGCGAACCGAATTTTCGAAGCCCTTCATATTCTTGGCTTTCTGGATGAACTCCTCTAACACACCGTCCAAGAAGAACGTGGAATAGTATACTACGTCCGTGTCCTTCCACTCATCGTACTTAGCGAGGTTGAGTGAAGATAGACAGCAAACGAAACTATGTGATTCGTCAGTGTACAACGTAATCTCAGAGCAGATGTTAGTCATAAAGACCTTCAGCCCGTTGTGCTTGTACATCTCTGGGTTCTGCTTGTTTACGTTGCCACGATACATAATGTATGGCTCACCTGTAGCCTTACGCTTCTGGATGACCTTAGACCATCGTCGGCGTGCCTCGTCGTCTCCGTCTTGAAGCTTACGCATAAACTTATCGGACACAACAACACACTGATGCAGGTTTAGACATTGACGGTTCACGTCACCTTTTGGCTCTCGGATTTCAATCCACTCCCAGAAGTCTCCGTGCTCAATGTTTAGGTTAACTGATGCCGCACCACGACGCACGTTGCCTTGCGATGTAGCAAGAATTGTAGAATCGTAAATCTTACAGAATGGAACTACACCATCAGTTGTGCCGTTGCTATTGGAGATAGGAGAGCCTGCCGCACGCAGCATATTAACTCCAATACCCACACCTCCACCGTGCTTTGCAAGCAGCATAGTCTCGAGATTCTTCATACCGATGTCGTGGATGCTGTCACCCACATCGACACCGAAACAAGAGATTGGCAGTCCACGGTCTGTCCCCATATTAGCTAACACAGGGGTGGCCAAACCGAGCCAGTTGTTCCAGATGTACTCAAAGAACTTAGGAGCTAAATCAGCACGATTAAGTCGATTAGCTGCCGCATTAGCGACACGCCAGTAGGCATCACGAGGCTTCTCGTTGTTGATTAAGTAACCACGAGATATAGTCTTTACGTACTCCTCCGTGTTACCCCAATCTGGGAAGTCTACACCGATTTCCCAACCTAGGTGTTCAGCAAAATTCTTAGACATAGATTTTATCAGTTACGTTGTTATTAATTCTGTCGTATCGCTTACGAAACTTCTGGTTAGATGAGATGTCAGAGTCCACTACCTTGCAAGAATGTATTACAGTTGAGTGGTCTCTATTGATGAGCTTACCTATTTCCAGTAGCGTCATATCAGTATGTTTACGCATAAGATGTGAAAACACCTGACGAGACTCGCGGATATGGAGAAGTCTTGTCTTACTATACAGTTGGAACGCAGTAACTCCGTACTCGTTCTTGACCTCGTTGAAAACGATGGCCGCAATTTCATTGTTTGTCATAAATTTAATTTTTACCAAATATCCTCAAAGTCTTCGCCTTCGTTGGCCTTTGAGTAGTCAGTAGGACGGATAGCAAAGAAGTCAGTATGAGTGTGACCACCAGTGAGGTGATAGAACCAATCAAGCTCTGAAGCCTTAGCGTTGTCATACTCAAAGATACTTTCGTATCCCAACTCTTGCAACTTTTCGTTAGCTCTTTTCTTGATGAACTCCTTAAGGTCGTCCGATTTCAGATTCTCAAGGTCTCCCATCTCGAACATCTTATCAATGAAGTTAATCTCCATATCTACGGCTACGCGAGCCGCATCTTCGATTTGCTTACGTACAGCAACGCGAATTTCTGGATGCTCCTCACATAGGTGGTTGAACAGTGCACAGCCCATCTTAGAGTGCAGAGACTCGTCGCGAACTGACCATTTCATCTGTTGACCTATTCCCTTGAGGAGATTACGCATTTGGAACGAGTATAGTACAGCGAACGAAGAGTACAGGGCTACACCTTCAGCGAACGCAGAGAACACGGCAATGGAACGAGCTACATCCTGACGAGCTTTTGGGCTAATCTTAAGGATGTGGTGGTCGTATCCTGCCTTAGTGTTGACGAGATTCTCAAAGCGAGCGGCAGTTGAAGGCTCGTGAAGGAACGCTTCAAAGTCCTCAAGACCGAGTGTTTCGTTCAGGTAGCTGTATGCTGCGGCGTGGATTGTCTCCTGTGAGCCGAACATCATAGCCATCTGCTTAATCTCGTGCTTGGGGAACCATCTTGTTACCATCGTCGTCCAGTAGTCTCCAACGGCTGTCTCCGTCTGCGCGAAGCCTAATAGGATATTGCCCACGAGATTGCGTTCACTATCACTAAGATTCTCGCGGAAATCCTTCACGTCGTTCTGCATTGATATCTCCGTATGGAGCCAGAAAGCCTGAGCCTGCTTGAGCCAGCCCTCGGTGTAATATATTGGATATTCGAATGGTTTGTAGGGGATGCGTTCTTCAAATAGCATAGCCTCTGGTTTTTATGTTAGACAAAAAAGGGCCACACGAAGTGACCCAAAAGGAGTGCGAATATATATATCTATATCCTAATCAAGCAAGTCAGAAATGTCCACTCCAAGTGACAAATCGTAGTAACCGACATCCTTCGATACAAAGTTCTTGTTTCGGAATTCAGTCGTCTTTGGCATACCTCTCTTAGACCAGGATGGCTCTGGTATCTCGTCGAGTCTGAATGCCCATACCCCCTCAGGAGTCGAGTTTATGTATACTGGCCTATAGCCGAATACCTTAGCTCGCTCCATCAGTGCTTCGTACTTAATCTTCTCTATGACTAGGTTGTCGTAGTGAGTGTACCTGCACTTTAGCTCTATGTCCATCTGATGCTTCTCTGAGTAGCAGTCATACTTAGACATAGCGAATTCGCTCTCCTTAAGGTCTGGAATAATCCGTTCCTTAAGCGCATTGAAGAGCTCCTTCTCTCCTTTAAATACTCGTCTCATTGAGTTCCTTGCAGGATGCCTTAATTCCGTCTAACTCTGCCTTCACCTTTAGTGTGAAGTTGGAGCAAAGATGGCGAACTAAGTCTTCTTTCTCGATTGCATTACCCGCATAGTCGTGCAACGCTTCGTAAAGAATTGTTGTCTCCTGTTGGATACGATAGGTCGTAGAGAAATAGAACTGCGACAGTGTCTTATTGTCCATTTGAAATAATACTTATAGCCTCGTCTACTTGGTGCTGATTCTTAACCAGGAACACCTTGTAGTCGGACATATTGTTATCAGTCATCCATTTCAAGAACAGCTTCCATCGTATATGGAATGTATGCTGTGACGGTACGAAGCCCTTAGTTTCAATATAGAACTTACTGCTGTGGGAGATGAAGTCTGGCGTGTAGGTGATGGGGAGTTGCTTCCTCATACCTACGTGAACTAGTTCCTTCTTCTTCAGCATAGACTTATAGTACTGTCCAACAGGGGCGAAGGAGGGAAGAAGCGTTATTGACTCACCCTCGTATTCAAATTGAATTCCCTTAGATTTGAGTGAGGTATAGCAATATGACTCGAGTGTTGACGCGAACGTGATTCCGTCAATAGTCTTCTTCTTACTCCTAACTGCGCCTGTTTTCTTTCGTGGCATTCTCAAATGTACATCTAGAATGCGTCGTCTAGGGTAGGTAGTTGAATAATCGTAGTCTGGACTGGCTCCAAAGACAACGGTTCAAACATCTTCTGAGCGCTTGACGCTAAGTAGAACGTAGAGCCGTTACCGCTCATCTCAAAGAGAATCGGTTCGTCTATAGATGTGGGAGTACCACCAGTCTCAGTCTCACGAATCTTACGAACGTGAAACTCAACCGTTCGACGTCTGTCGTGTTCAGGGTGCTGAATCTTCCTGTGGAAAGTAAGGAAGTCATCGGCACGGTTCACGAACTTACCGCCACCCTCTGTCTGCTCAGCGAACGGTGCGATGGGTAATCCATCGTCCCCCTTCATACGCTGTGCTTCCGTGACTGCGTGTGTGTTCAGCCATACCGCTATGTTCTTAGCGTTGGAGAACGTGAGCATCTCGCTCGTGGCCTCATAGTCATACTCGTGAGGTCCGAGGTTGATGTTCGTACCGAGGTCCCTACGCAGTGAGTTGTATGGGTCGATAAACAATCCATCAAGCGGTTGGTTCTTCATCAGCTTCTCAGCGAAGATTAGGATATCAGAGAACGAATACACGGACTTGTTGTCGATGAAGGTGAAGTGTTCGTTCACCCACTCGAACGCACGCTTACGTTCCTGATAACTCATATCCCTGATTGGCCTTCCCATAGCGAACGTCATAAGTTTCATCTTCTGTGATGCCGTCTTATTCTCGCTCGTATACATAAGCCACTTCCATCCGTGACGCATTGCCGATGCTACCTGTAGGTACATAGCGAACGTCGTCTTACCGATGTTGGAGTGTCCGTTGATAATGGTGAAGTTCCGCTTGAATCTGAAGTGCTCGTCGAGCCTACTGACTCCAGTATCTAGACCCATCTGAATCCTACCCTCTGCGAAGTCAGTAATCCACCTGAAGTCCTCGTCGTCTGATGAGATGAAGGACATATCGCCGTCGTTGATTCGCATCTCACGCTCGACCTTATTACGCTCCTCCATCATCTGCTTGATGGGCATAAGTTTACCCATCTCGATTCCGTCCTCGATAGCCTTCTTAGCGTTGTCTACTGAGTCGATGTCTCGACGCTCAATCTCACGAAGTAGGATTCGTTTTACCTCGTCCTCCTCCATCATACCAGCGGCGATGTATCCACCACACAGCCTAGCGGCTCGCACTAGCTTGGCGTGCTTCTCTCCGTCCTCAGCCTTACGAATCATCCGAGCTGCGATGTTCAACTGCTCGTAATCCGTAAACTTAGCCTTGGATGTCTTGACAACCTGATTCTCTGCGAACTCGGTTATCATATTGCCGAACACCTTAGCGTTCGGGTTGAAGATTAGCTCTGGGTCGTATGAGTCGAACGAAGCACGAGACTCGTTGACGCTAGTGCCGTCGATGATAATCCCGTACTTGTTCTCGTAATACTTAGCGAACGCTCGGTAGTGGTCGCGATGCCGCTCAGGGTTGCTGATTTGAATTACAACCTTAACACCACGGCCGCTAGGCGACGTGTAGCATATGGTTGTGAACTCATCGAAGGTTAGGACCTTCTTGGTCTCCTCGGGGTCTACATCATCGATGTCGATGACTACAAGACCTGAATGCTCGACCAGTGAACCGTCGTTCCGCTCAGAAAAAACCCCAGACCACAAAGTGACTGGGAGTCTTTTCTTGTTGGCGGCTACGTCCTCACCGTTCCTAATCTTCGATACCAGGCCAAGTGTATCCTCCTTGGGCGATGTTATCAGTTGGATTACTTGTCCAACTGCTATATGTAGTGGTTCCTCTGGCCTCAGAATGCTCTTGAACCTTGTGACTTTCCTCTGTAAAATGTCCTGCTGCATCTTTTAGCGCGATGTTTAATAGAATTAAATAGCCGATAAGGTCATCAATGGTATCCACTGTGTCTACATTGAGCCCTCTGTTCTTAATACGCATCAGCTTGTCGTCGATTCGGGAGCAGAGGTTATCTACCGCTGAGCCCTTAGCGAATACGTTAGCTGGCTTGAGTGCGCTGTCACCGTATGAGGCGTTCTTCCTTAGTAGGAGTTCCTTCACGCGGTCTGCTTCCTGTGTTATCTTATCTCTAGAATTCATCGTAGTATTTGTTGTTATCGTATTCTTCACCTACCATATATACCCAGGCTTCTGTGTCGCTGTTGAACACTGACTCCTCAGGCGTTACGGTAATCTTCTCGCGCTTGTAGTAGATTGGGTGTCCCTCCAATCGGTCGAGTGCGGCTAGTGTGGTGTCATCAACGTAGTACAACTCAAGTAGGACGTGCTTGCCGTTCTCTGAGGAGCCCTTGATTACGTAGGGGAGTGAAATCACACACATACGCATCGGCTCCTTAGTGCGAGCGGTTCCCATATAGATTGAGTCGCGCAGGTAGATGTTGTTACCGCGCCCCATCTTCAGTGTGCCGTACACAGCGACGAGGTGGCGCTTCTCTTGCTTGTCGACGACTTGCTGGCTATCGCCTGGGTCGTCCCAGTATAGAAACTCATTCATAGGATAATTCAATTTTGATGTGTTCGACGAATTGGTTTAGTCTGTCGATGAACTTGGGTGTGACGATGGCGTTCCTGTTTATCACATTCGTAACCAACGTACGGCTCAGTCTGAGGTTCTTGGCGATTGCCGTCTGGCTCACGCCGATGTTCTCGGTGAGCACCCTAAGCATCTCAAGGGCTTCGTCTTCGTTATTTATTTGAGGCATAACCTACAATCTTTTTTTCTAAAACTTTAGTGATTACAAATGACTTGTCTCCCTTATAGTTTGAACCGAACAACCGCTCGCGTAAACTGTCTGCGGTCTTGCTGTCGTACATCATAATGCCTGCTGGTGTGTCGTGTTTGGATACCGCCCACTCCTTCCTAGAATGATTGAGCTTCCCCTTCTTGAACGAGACCTCTATTTCTAGAAAATAAATCGGATGCATTAGTGAACTCCATTTCGGTTTTACGCTTGATAATAGTAGCCAGTCTACTGGCGGCAATGAACCACTTGTCGTGCATAGCACCGAGCAGTTCGTTTGAGTCCACCAGCACTACGTTGTTGCCCTTCTTCTCGGGGATTACAATGACGCAGAACTTGAAGTGTTCCGTGTTGGGCATAGTGTCAAGCTCGATGTCCTGACCTGATACCTTACCGAACACTATCTGTGTTGACATACTACCAGTCCTCGATGTGTGTGTGAAGAAGCGGGGCTGAGCGTTTAACAGCTCAAGACCCCACTCAAAACACAGCAACGCTGCGATTGCTCTCTCCATTAGAACGGCAAATCGTCTGCGCTAGGCATCGGCGCTTTGCTGGCCGCGGCGTTAGCCTTACGAGCGGCTGTCTCTTGTGGAGACTCGATTACGCTGTATGGCTTCTTCGGGTCACGACCCTGCTTGATTAGAATCTTAACCTTACCAGACTCCTCGTTGATGTAACGAGCGGCCTCAGCTAGTTCAGCAGCGGTCAGGTAAAGAGTGTATCCATTGAATTCTCCTTTGTACTCATTGTACCAGGTACTACCGAAGTAGTTGGGTTTTGCTTTGTCTTGCATCGCAGTATTGAATTAAAGTTCTCCGTAAATCACATATTGATTGAGGTCCTCGCCGTTGATGAAGAAACGAATGTAATCATTCGCTGCGCTCTCCACCAACCGCTTGCCTCTGTTAAAGAAGTCCTCCGACACGGAGAAAACGCCGATGTCCTTCTTTATCTTATCCACCACGATGAACTTGAAGTTCTCGTATGGCACGTCAAACAACGTACAGTAGATGTACGCCTGGGCTGCATATCCATATTTCTTAGCACTGAAGTAAAAGTCATCGATGTTCGATGTCGTCTTCAGGTCAAAGATGTAGGGCATACCCTTCTTCTTGATATCGGCCTTAGCACGGAACGGTAGCCCGTGTAGCAGACCAATCTCTGGGAGCTCATAGTCAGCGTCAGATAACGCCTCCCGTACGAAGTTGTTCTTCATCAGGGCATCGACAACATAGTAGCAGTTGTCGTAGTCCTTACGAAGCAGTAGCTTCTTACCTGTCTCCTCATACTCCAACACCGCATTCTTCCAAATGTTAGTGTTCTTTGAGGCACACTCCACAGGGACGAAGTTGCCCTCTAGGTGTGGCTCCAGTAGCAGGGTATGGATGAGGTTGCCTGCAACGAGTGCAGTAACGTCCCCATCCTCCCCATACTTAAGATAACGAGCATACTCACGCGGAGAGTCGTTAATCTTCTTCAGCGACGAGGAAGACAATGCTGCCTTCCCTAGATATCCATAGTAGAAATCGTCGTCGGTCATCGCGGCTAGCAGGTCCTCCCTGAGCCACGTCGTTCCATCCAGAAGTTGGATTTCCATTACTTCTTGACGAACTTGGCTATTGCTCCCTTCTGAGCGTCCGTGAACTGGTCGCCGTACTTAGAGAGAATCTTCTCCAGGCCCGCGGTCGTTCCGTCCTTCTTCATAAAGTCAATGGCTGACTGAAAGACGCTGTTCTTCGGTATGGAAACTTTTTGCGTCGCGGATGCAGGAGCGTCCTGCTTGGCGATGGCCATAGCAACCTCGTTAGACGAAGCGATTGATGTCTCGATTCCGATACCAAGCATCGCTAGTGCACGGCCTACGGCTGAAGTCTCGCAGTTCTCAACGTATGATGTCTTGTTAATCATAGATGATGTGCGGTCCTCCTGTGCGTGAGCGCTTGAAATCACTCGTCCGTTGTTATCTCGGATGGTTGACTTGATGATACAGGTCTCGCTATCAATGGCGACGAGTTCGTTCTCGATTGTCCACCCTTCGTACTTGGCTTCAGTACGGAAGAACAGGACGCGTTGATTGACCTCAACATACTCCTTGCCTTTGATGTTGGTGGTCTTGAATTTGTAATTAGACATAGTGTTTGAATTGAATTACTTTGCTAAAGTACACACTTTTTACCAGATGTGCAAACTTTTTGCGAATTATTTGAAGTTGAAGAATAATCCTCGGTCTAACCAACCGATTGACAGGCCCGTCTCATCGACCCAACCATCGTAGTGAACCTCGATGAATGGGAGAACGTGAAACGAACCACGATACTTGAATGGGTATATTTTCATTTTTATTTGTACATTTAACATTAAATTAACATAAGATGCTCAAAATCAGATACTTACTCATCGCATTAGCCTTCGCCGCTACGAGTTGTTCTTCTCTTCAGACTTCACCTTCTTACTCATCTTCTGCACCCTGTCACGCTGAGGGTTGTCAGAATATGTCAATACACGCTCATTACTCCTTCGAGTAAGTTCTTCGCGCTTCTGAAGCATAGGGAAGTTGATTACTATCCATCGGTAGAACTCACGGCCGTCAGAGTCGTTGAGTTTTTCTTCAATCAGTTCGAGTGCCGTCTTCATTCCTTGATGAATACACCGTTAACCGTCTGACCCTTGCGATTCGCAATCTCGTTGTACGCTGACTCCAGGCATTCCCAGGGGTTCAGCTCAAGTTGATACGACAGGATGATAATTGTGACAAGTACGTCACCGATTGCGTCAATCGTTTCGTCTTGCTTGCCTTTGGCGATTCCTGACGCAAGTTCTCCGACCTCCTCTACTACCTTCAGCATCTGCTTCGGTGCGTTCTCAGGTGCGGTGATTCCACGTTTGATTGCCCAGTCGACAATCTTTTCTTCAAGTTCTAGGGGATTCATTCTTCTTTGTTGATTGGTTTATATCCGATGTTGTACAGCGCGTCGATGTCGGCGGCGGCTAGAATCTCGACACCACGTTGTATGGCGAGGAATGCCTCCTCCTTCTCGTTGTCCATATGCATCTGTTTGTACATATTAGACAGGAAATTCTCCACGTCTATGGTTACGTTATTCACCGCACGCTTTAGGTTGTGCCTGTACACGTTGGTTCCTTTTAGTTCATCAAGCAGTTCCAGGTACACCTGGGATACTATCAGTAACTTAACGAGTTTGTACTCGACTGAATGTTCCTCACTCATCGTCTGGTTGGGTTTCTATGATTAAACTAAGTGCGTTGACATACCCCTCCCAATACTTGGCTTCGGTATCTCGGCGGCTGTATAGGCACACGTTTCGATTGTACTGAGCCTTCTTGTATTGCTCAAGGATTAGTCTCTGGTTCTTCATTGGTTTTCTTTTTTTCGTCTATGCATTTTTTGCATAATAGTTCCCATCGGTTGGGCTGGTCTATGTGATACATAAGGTCATCCCAAGAATCGCTCTCCTTACCGCATCCTTCGCAGTCGGGTGCAGGACCAAAGTCGTCGTCGATGTTCTTGTAGAACTCGTTGAACGCGGCAAGGTTGTCACCTTCGTTCCCGTTCATATTGTAGAAGTCAATGTAGTACGGACCGATGTCCAGAACGATTGACCACATACCTCTGGTGTAGTTGATGAATGATACACCAAAACCCCATTGTGAGTAGTATTTACCTGTCTCAATCTTCATAACTATAGTGATTTCTCGATTAGTTCTAGTTGCTCGATGACATTCTCTTGGTGCGCCTGCCTCTTTGCGTAGTTCTCTCCACGCAACATAGGCTTTAGCTCCTGTACCTTGCGTCTCGCCCTAGTGATTGAGTCCGCGAGCGGCATCTTGTCGTCGCTGTATAGAGACAGGAACGTGTAGATGTTTGCGTTTCGTATGTCGACACCCTGTTTGCTTAGTGCCTTACTCCATATCATACAACACAACCGCTGGTCATTGTCTCTAGCCTTTATGTCGTTAATCAACGCGGCCTCGACCTCGCTGGATATATCAAAAAGTTTGGTTTTCATCGTCAGATTTTGTTTGGTTATTCGGGTTTTCTCCGAGTTGATGTTCATTTTTTGACAATATCGCGCATCGCGATACGCGATATTAGCTCATATCTATTTGTTCTTGAATGTTTTGTTGTAGTATTCTTCTGCTTGGTGATTAGTCCATTCGGTATGCGGATAGTCATCAAATACTCTTTGACCTTCTATGTGTGCATCTTCAATCTGCTCCTTCTCTTTCTCAAGAAGTTCGCTCTCTATCTTTTTAACTATCTCACCGATAGGGTTTTGAAATGTTGCTTGGTAGTGCTTGCACAACTCAAGCAATTCTTGCATTGCTGTTTTCATTTCTCGTTCGGTTTGTAGTTTGCTGTAAAAGCGTGCCAATCAATATATCTTTTTGCATCTTCAATGGATGAGTGTGTATTTGTAAATCCCATCTGCACCCAAAATGGCCAATACCATCTCCATATTTGACATTCATATCCAAGGTATCGGTCGCTTACAATTCTATACTTTGTTTTCATTTCTCGTTGGTGTTAGAGGTTTTGTTGAGGTGTTGCTCATACATATTTACTGTATCTGCCTGCCCCGTAGCATACCAATCAACCATCTGCTCCTTCTCCATTTCTTTGGCTTGTTCAATAATATGTGATGGAATACCTCTGCAAGGAGCATATAATTGTCCAATCAACCAATCTACTGCTGTCTGTTTCATTTCTCGGTGGTTTTAAAGGTTTCATTTAATAGTTCTGCTAAATCTTGGGCATCTTCTCCGATAGAGCCAATCTTCTCACCATCTAAGAACACATCGTATCCGTAGGTATCGCAGCATCCATCTGCGCAGGTATGGTTGTATGGTTGTAGTTCTATTTTCATTTCTAGTTGTCTTTAAATGATTTCGTTTCTTGAACCATATGCAGTGCAAGAGTCATATATTGCTTAACTCTTTCTGCCTTGTCTTCTAACATCTCAATCGACTGAAACGTATCGCACACAGAACAGGAGCCGTACGCAACCGATGTGAAGATGTAGTCAGTCAGGCTGGGTTGGTATTCGTTACTGCAAAGGATGTAGATTTCGTTTCCTTGGAAAGTCCCATCGTCAATCTTTACAAACCTTCCCCAGTCCCACTCGCTGTACTCGTCATCGTTTGGTTTAGTTACAACCAAATTAAACAGCATCTCATAGATGCTCTCGTAGGAGTTAGGCTCGTTATCGTTTAGCCATTGCTCAAGGAGATGCTTGCGCTCCTCCCATTGTTTTACATAGTTCAGTATCATTTATCGTTGTGTTTTAATGGGTCGGATTCGACCCCTTTGATTTAATGTATTCGTCAAAGTCTGAATACTTCAGCCCCCACATTACACTGAACCACATCATTTCCTTCTCTGCATAGGCTGCTCGCAACTTAAGTTCTCGCATAAGGTATTTCTTACCCCACTCCTCAAGTTCCTCGCCCTGCTTAAAGGTCATAGTATACTTCTGAAACCACTTATCTACGCCAACGATGTCGTCGTAGGTCACGTTGTGTCCAGCAATCTCAAACATCTTATTGATGATGTCAACGATTGCCTTCTCTTTCTTCTCTTCTCTGGTTAGTCGTTTAGTTGCCATAACTCATAGTTGCTGTTTTGTGTCTTGAACTTGATGTAGTTATCTCGCTCTTCTACAATTTCTGTTATTGTAGTTGTCTGCCAAGTAAAGTAATCGTTGAACGGAGACAGAATCAATGAGTAGCCTACTGCTGGTTTACAGTGTCGAGCCTTGAACTTTCCTTCATTACTCCACTCAACCCACATCACCTCGTGACATTCTTTAGTTAATCCGTCTCGTTCACGAACTAGCTTCCAGTTAAAATCTTTCTCAAGAATCCCAAGCTCGATAGCAATCCTTAGAAGATTTTCTTGTAGCGTTATAGGAACTTTTGTTTGCTTTATCTTACTCATAATGCGTCTTCAATTAAAATCTCCCAATGGTCGTCGTGGCCAACGAATCCTGATGCGATTCCATCTAGTCCATACAGAGACATCTTAGTGCCGATAGATATGAATGGTCCTCCGCTTGGGTCAACGAATATGATGTTGTCATCGTTGTCCCATCCACATCGTGTGTACTTGAAGTCTCCCCTCCAATCAATGTTTCCGTTCTCGTTCTTCTCAAACGTGAACTCGTCTCCGTATCGGTTGGTGTACTTACTCATTTCGTCTCTGATTTCTTGTCTAACCACCGACGATACATACTCGCGGCTATAGCGATACGTTGTGGGTAGAACGGATAGTCAGCCTTGATACGAGCCATTGCGATTCGTACGAATGCCTCACGCGTCTCTTTGTCGTTCATTTTCAAGCGGTTGTGTTTGTTGGTGATTGGACATAGTGCGCCTCTATTGCGCTTGTATACTAACCTTCGTATTCGTCTCCGAGGACTAGTGGCGGGAGTGGGGGCCCTTGAAAGCCCCCCTCCCCGCACAAGACGTCTCGTAATCGGCTTCTCCGATAGGGCGAAGTTAGCGCTCACGGACGACATAGTCAATGGATTTTACAATTTTGTTGGTAACTCGCTAAGCAGCCGTGTGTACGGCTTGTCTAGCAGTTGGTTGAGTAGGTGCTCACGCTCTGACTCTAGATAGTCACATCGCTCCTGCAACGCTACCAACCGATTGTCTTTCTCCTTGAGTTCCTTATCCATCGCAACGATTCGGTGTTGCAGATAGAGTACCATATCTTGATTGTAGGTCATACGAATTTGAGATTACGGATTGGGGTGTTACGCTTCCTGCCGAACGTGTCGACTATTTCAGCGCGTTGATTGCCCAGGCACCGCTTGTCGGTCTTGATTCCTACTAGAAGTGCTGGTGATTCGAACCCCAAGGGAGAGATTACGAATACGTTGGTCTTGATGATTTTGGATTCCATAGTTTTTGAAGTGAATTGATTTTGCGTCTCGAATGCGTTTCGTGAT